GTTTCCCAGTCACGATCAGTTTTTGCTCGAGCTTTTTAACCTGCAACTCTTTCAGTTGCTTTTGTTCTGCAATGTTTTGGCTGTGCTGAGTCAGCGCTTGCAGTTGATGTTGGGTATGGTTGTTGCCCCAAATAAAAAGACCAACGACGGCGAGTGTTACTAGTGCATACACTGCTTTGCGTTGGTTGCGCTTCAATCGAAATGTTTTTTTCAAACTCGTGCGAATCTTCTTGTAGATCCTGTGGGCTTTAACCCGTAATTGTTTGATACTAATATCATGTCCCTTGTTTAACAAAATGAGTATACACCCGGCATTTGTTGCCAAGTCAATATTGACATTCTAGTTTACATAGAATGCGACATAGAACTTTTGGTAGTTTACATACAAATGAAAAGCAGCCGAAACCTGTGGAGTGAACGACTGCCTTTACGATTTAATAATAGCACTATTGCTTGTAATTCAATACCAAAATACATGCGCAACGTGGGTGCGCTGGTGGGCTATCAATCCCGTCCCCAAAATCTTCGTTGAGTGCAACGGTTTGATTCTCGTCATAGATACCTTGGCAGACTTCGCAGGGATCGCCTGATAGTTCCCAGGACTTACTAACAGCACCAGACTCTTCGCCGAATGCAAGCGTACCCTCACTGTAGGCATTGACACTTTCGGTTCGAGCAATCAACTCAGCACGCACCGGGTCATCAATCACATCAGCCAGCCGTTCAGCAGCGTCTGATACCTTCTCGCCAAGCGATAGGCTGGTACTAATACTAGTAGCGATACGGTCGCGTGTGGTTTCGTTCAGCCCCTTAATTAGTTCGGCAGCGTGGGCCCGGGCTTTTTCTAGTACGATTGCGTTGTTGCGTGTGAGGCCGAGCGGTATGCGGTAGGTCTTTTCGGCGGCGGCGGCACCAACTGCAACGCCCTCAAGAATCTCATCAAACAACACGTTGACTAGTATGGTTTCTTCGTTCTTGAATTTGATGTCTTTGATTTTAATAACCATGTCGGTAGCCTTGAGTAACTTAGAGTTGTATTCACCCCAGTTAACGAAGTCTAGTGAACGCATGGCCAGGTCTTTGAAATAGTCTTTTAGGTTGCGCTCAATCTTAGCTTGGACACGCACGATTTGCCTGAAAGTTTTGCGATCCTTCTTGTAGCCACCAGCCCAATCTTCTCGAGCCTTTAAGAATAGGTCTAGCTCGTCATAAAGACTATCGAGCAGTGATTTATTTTCTGCGCTTAGAGCCATGTTTAGCCTCGATACTGGCGATTTTCCGCTTCAATTCGGACGCTTCTTTAATGGCATCGTCGACATCATCGTTGTCAACGTCCTTTTTGTCCTCTTTAACTTTCTTAGTATCGACTGGCTTCTCGTCTTGTGGGTCAGTTTTAATGGTTCGGTCGCGTGGTTTCTTATCGTCAATCTCCATTTCGGGCAGGTTGAGTACCTTGCGTACGTGGTTTTCTAGCTCATCGTCTGGGGTTATGATGCCAGAGCTTGATAGTTTTTGTAGAGCATCGGCTAGTTTCTGTACGTCATCTTCGTTAATATCTTCGAGTTCAATGGTTGGTAGCTCGGTGACATTCCAGCCATTAAGCTGAACCAAGTTTTTTATAACAGTCCGGCGGTAAACCTCGGCAATGTTCTTGCCAATAGATTCAACAGCTTGCATGAACAGCTTTGACTGGTCCGAGCTGGCACTGTATGAACCGCTAGAACCAGGCGCACCAATCTCTAGGAATTGAGCCAGTACGTTCTTGGTGATCTGACGATCGTGGTGCTCGATTGATTTAATAATGTCAGTACCTGTGTGGGCTTTCATGTCCATGATCTCAACTTCAAAACCTTCGGGCATTTCAATATAAGACTCTTCGTTGGCACGCATATTGCGCATGATGCTTCGAGCTTTTACCTTGTCTTTGTCGGTCGCACCAGCAGGTACTTTTAGAATCGGTACGCCGAGACCTTGACGTTCGTGGCGAATGGCATCGATCTTATAAAGAACCTTTTTAATTGACCAGTGCTGATAGGCTGCACGCAAGATACTGATACCTTCGTAGTTGTCGCCTTCTTGTTCGTGGGTGAAGATAGATAATTTCTCGGCTGGAATATTTACGTAGCCACCATTCAGGGTAATCTGCTGAACGCCGGGTTGACCGTTGACCATTTCCCAGCTAAAGATAGTGTCTTGTTTTCGGTAGGCTAACTTCTTGATGCCCGTATATTCTTTGCCGTCGTAGGTCATGTTCTCAAAGACGTGCTCGAATACTGAATAGCCAAACTCTAGGTGAGTCAAGATCTGGCGTAATGTGCTATTCCACGACATACGGTTCATGAGGTTGTACTGTATAAACTCGGTTGCTATTTCGTCATCGGGTTTTTCGCCTTGGGCTTTTACAATCCACTTGGCAGATTGCAAGGGTAGCTTGACCGCCAACAGTGACGCTTTAACACTGCCGTCTGAGCGGCGCATTTTATCATACTGCTTTAGTCCTCGGGTGCTGATAAGTTCAAAGTTATACTCGTCGGTATTGATGAAACCACCGACAATAGTAGTGCCGCTATCGCCTATTTCGTTCTTGTCTTTCTTGGTTGGCATAATTTTATTGTACTACTAAAAGTCTCTATCCATAAGACCCGAAGTTATTGGTTTTGCATCTTCGTCGGTATCGTCAAGCTCGTCGGCAATCTTTCCATAAGAGCCGATGCCACCACCCAACAGTATAGTAATTAAGTCAACTAATGCATCTACAAGGTCGTCGTGTGAGCCAAATGGAAATTCAAGCAACTGTTCTTTCAGTGTGGCTGCGTGTCGTATGCCCTCAACGATTATGACATTGCCAGCTTCAAAGTAACGAGACACCGCAATGGTCCGGCGTATCTTGTCGGCATCACGCGCGATCTCAACAATCGGCAAGCCAGGTAATGAATCAGACAATGCCTTTTGAAACGCAACTGTTTCGATACCGATAACTGACGGCTCTTCTTGGCGGTTCCATTTGTTGATGTCCTTTAGACCTTCCCTGAAACTGAACCTATCGTTGCCAATACGATAGACATATATATTGCCGTCTTTGCCAAGGGCCCCGGCAATCTTACCAGTAAAGTCGGCGGTCTCTTTCTTTGATATGGCTGGGTCGACAGTAAATGCTCGGCGTACAAGTTCGTGGGCTGGTGGTAGATCTTTGATCCACTTGATCCAGCCTTCTTGAATTACCGCATCTTCGTCGCTAAATGGTTCGTTCTGATATTCTTGTGCGAACACGATACTACCTTTATACCCTGGGTGCCCTAGTGTTTCGTCTGCTTTGAACGTCGGGTCATCGCGCATACGCTCAAGTATTCCTAGCGATAGGTGCTCTGGCCACAACGATTGTGGTTTGCCCTTAACCATTGTAATCGCTTTGAACAGCATGGTATTCCATGATGCAAACTCTTCGCGCTTTTTAAGTACATTGTTGAGTAAACTATCGTGGTGCAGTATCGTACCGATAATAATGATCTTTCCGTTTGGCGCAAGGGCAGGTAGCACAGAACGTAGTAGCCAGTTCTTGAGTTTCTTTCTACGGTCAGCGCTAGCCACTAGCTCATCGTTTTCGAGGTCGTCCCCAATGATAAGCTCTGGTCGGTATTGCTTGAACTTTAACCCTCGAATCTTCATGCCTGAACCCTTGGCTACGACACGCACGCCGTTTGAAGTAACAAAGTCATCACGCCCCCAGCGCCTAGTCTTTAGATCACCATACAGCCATTTGAAGTTAGCCGACTCGCCTATTGCATCTTGCACGCTCTCAACGTGGTCGACGGCTTGGGTATAAGTATCTGAGATGATGACTATAAAGTGCCGAGTTTCGGTTGCAATATTCCACGCTACAAACTTGAGGTTGAACACTGTTGACTTGGCGAAACCACGAGGCGCACCAATACCTAAGAACCCTGGCTTTAGCGCTTCGTCAAGCATGTCATAGTGAAATGGTGGGCTGGGTTTGGTCAGGTAACTATCGCCGAAACAGAACCACGCAAACACTTCAATGTTCTGCGGATCTTTGAATGCCGAATACAGCATGTCCTTGGCTTGGGTGCCACGACCATACGCTTTAAGTATCGCTGTTACGTCGTGTTCGGTTATGCGCATCTTTGATTAACCTCTCTAGTTCAGCCTCTGGTAATTCGTTTGGCGTATGCTTAACTGTAGCATCAATAACCGTAATGTAGTTCGGTTCGCCCACTTCTGTCTTTATAACTTTCAACGATGCAATAATTCCAATGGTCTTTTCTTCTTTGACATTGGTAGGTTCGAGCCTATTTAGCAACTCGTCCAGGGCATTAAACTTACCCTCGTAAAGTCTGACGTGCTGGTTTTCTAGCTTGCGTCTGACTTTTTCCATTGCCCGGTCACGAATCCTTTGCCTGTAGTTTGCTCGTCTTTTGCCCCAGCCGCTAATGTGAACATTGACATTCCCAGAAGTTGTGGTCTTTTCTGACCAGCCTTTGACGACACGTAACCAAGTACGGGCATCGTTGTACTCTTCGTTTGCCATGAACTGCATAAGTAACGATTCCCAATCACGTCTAGGTTTAGTGAATCCTTGCATTTGTGGGTTCTTGATTTCGGGTTTGTCGTTCATACGTCCCTGCCTTGAAACCATTTGTAATACTTCTGCCTATTGTCGTAGGTAATCTCGGTCAGTGGTTCGCCCCGGTGATACTGTAGCCACCACATGAGCATTCTGCCTGTCCTGCCATTGCCGTCAACGAAAGGGTGTATGTGCTCGAACTGAACGTGCGATGTGTGTGGCTGTGTGAAGGCGTAGGTACTGAGCCACATTCTCATGAGCCTTGGTATTTCAGTGCTTTTGGGTGCTTCTTTTCCGCCTATGTAGACTGGTATTTTTCTGAATGCACCGCGCCATTCTGGTTTTAGGTCGGTTTGTGGTTGGACTATGAGGCGTTGGAGTTCGCAAATTGTCTCGTTGCTGAGTGCTAGTGCTGGCTGGCCCAGCAACCAACGCCAAGCGGCAAGTGATGTTTTGTCATGGCGCTCGTCGTCATAGCCTTCAATAAGGTTGCTCTGGTGAATGAGTGATGTGATTTGCTTGTCTAATACTTTCATATAGTCCTTGGTGGACGCAGTGAGAGTCGAACTCACGTTTGCATGAGGTTTGCACCCTCAGAGGCACTTGCCCGTTGCGCCCATGAGCTAATTATACTACTGACCGCAGACGTTAGCTTTTGGTTGCGTCTTTGGCTTGGGTTTAGGTGCAGATTTCTTGGGCTTTTCAGGAAAGCATTTACCGTTTGATTGGCAACTTGGGTGCTGTGGGGCCTCGCATTTTCCCATAGGTATAGAGTCACCGTATGGACAGCCTGTCGGCGTGATTCGACAAGCACCTGCGCCAATCGGCTCTTGACCTGTCGGGCATGAGTAATCATACGACGGCTGGGTATTTGCTGAGATTCTAGTTGCTACGACTCCTGTGGTTACGGCGAACACTACTACGAATATTGCTATCAGCTTTTTCACTTCTTTTTCTCCTGCTTAGTTTTATCTGGCTTGGGTTTCTTGGGGTCTTTGTACTTATTAACGATCTCAGTAATTGCGTTATTGGCTTTTTTGATGATGTCAAACTCTTCTTTAGTGACATTGCCCTCGAGTTTGACCTTGACTTTAAGGTAGTTGTTCTCTTGGTCGTCGCCGATTGTGGTTTCTAAGCTACAGATCATAATGGCAGTACCTCTTGCTTCTCTAGTTTTTTACCAATCTTTGCGGTCATATCAATCTCGTGAAAGTCGTAACTTAGGTTAACACTACGTTGCTGGTATTTGGCTACGAAGTGTACAAGTAGCTGGCTGAGTATTGCCCGGCTGTCGTTAAGATCCCGACGGGCCGTAGCTAGGTTGTCTTTAATATCGTTGAGGGCTTTGCTACCAGCTTGTTGCTGTTTAAGCAGTGTGCGTGCGGCTTCAAGTTCGCCTTCGAGTTTCAGCACCTTGTCGAATGCTGGTAGTTTCTCACTCTCTTTGGCAGCCATTGCCGAGAGTTCGTTAACCTTTTGCTTGTCCACGAGCAACGCCTTTTGAGCACTGACAATCTGATCCTGGTGTGTCTGTTTCTCGTCTTTTACTTTTTCAATTTGTGCTGTATTAGTCATGACTACCGCCTAAGTTAATTTTATCTATTGCTAACAGTTCCCCGATGAACTCGTCCTTGAGCGCACTGAGCCATTTATCAAGCACTGCTTGGTCTTTCTTAATGTACGCCAACGTGACGTGCGGTGTGTAGGTTGGGAATGTATCAATGTGGGGCAGGAATCTCAGCCGGGCATTGCCCTCTTCGAGTTCTGGCGTGACCTTAATTTTGGCAATCACGCAGTAGTACGCTTCGTCGTCGTACCGACTTTCAAAATAATCAATGGTGTCTATCTCGACACGATCGAGTGACCAGTCTTTGAGCACCGCATCAACCTCTTTTTTGTACTCGGTGGCTGGCTTCATCAGACCGTAAAGCAACGTAACGTGCGCAGTATCTTCGCCAACACAGCCCTTGATCCAATACTTTTTTTCATCTTCGCTGTAGTAGAGGTCCGACTGTGCATCTTCAACGAACTTCTTAATCGGGAATGGTTTGACATCGAGCATAACGCACCCGAGTTCTCGCACATCTATGCCAAGTGATTTATAGACATCGCTAAACTGGTGGCTTGATAATTGTTTCATGGCTCTATTATACCCTCTCTGATTAGTTCGATAGCAAGTCTACAGGTAGCGTTCTCTGGTGTTGCACCGTACTGATTGTACTCTGGCCCATGCTGTCTGCCAGGGTTGTACTGACAGCCCCAGCCAGTCTGGTTATTGTTGCGTAGTTTTATACGATTTTTTGGTAATCGTCTCAGCAAATAACCTAGCTCATACGCAGGGCAATCGTCATCTCTAGCTATTGGTGCGACCAACCTAACGTAAGGCGCTGTGTCTGTTGAGGTGTTTCCGTTCCCAATATAATGACACCAGATTTTCTCGGTATCTGACCAGCCACTCAACCCATATAGCTCTTTACAGAGTTTTATGTCAGCTACATTCATAAAAAGGTGTCCTGACTATTATTGATTGTGCTGGTCGCGCTCTATTGATTCGTATGGTAAACATATCGGTTAATGTTGCGGTTCCAAAAACATTTAATGACTTGATGAATTTGTAGGCGTGCCAGTCGTGGTGATCCCAGCGCCAGCCTAACGGTGGCTTTACGTCCCAGATCATTCCCAGGGCCAGATTATATAATTGTTGTGGGACAGATACCATAAAACGTACAGATCTGCCGACGCTACTATGAGCCATACTACTTGCCACGCTTTTCTTTTATTCTCTTGACTATTGGTCCGAATGGATCGAGCGACCATGTTTTTTTTCTCCTATGTTTATCTTCTTCGTGAACTTCGTAGCGATACCACGTCTTGCGGTCTGCCTCTGTGATATCGCTACTACTAACACTTACCAAAACTATGCCTCACTGTTTGGTGATTGCCGGGCGCGTAACTCGCTCGAAGCACCCGGCTATCTTTGCTGTCTCCGCCTTATTTTGAGTCAGGTATACCGCATATCGCTGGTAGATTACTCCGCTCATTTCAAGCTATAAACAGTGTACACCCTTCGTTAAATGATGTCAATAGGGTAATGCTAATTTTTTACAGGTTTTCTGCGAGACTTTGTACCTGCTTCGCTGGCGTGCACAGCGTTGTTCCTAAAGCTATATGGTGATGTTTTGGCACTCTTATTGCCACCAACAGTACCAGCCTCACGCGCAGCCTCACGCGCAGCCTTAACACCCCCAAGGTTTTTGACCCGGGTTCTCCACGCTTTTTGTCCTCTAGTCAGTTCTTTTGACATTCTTTTCCTCGATAAGTAAGCCGTCATGCTTGGCTTTTTTAATCATACGTCGAGTGATTTTAGAAACTTCCTTTTCACTCACCCCCATGTACGCATCTATTATAGCATCTGGCGTACCGATAATGATGAACCCCCCTTGACCTTCCATGAGTTCGTTGAAGCGCTGCACGAGTTGAGCAACGCCCTGTTCACCATAGTAGTCAGCAAAACGCTGGTGATCGCCTGGCGGCTTGTTAAACAGGTAACTTAAATCGCCGTCGGCTGGTATTTTACTTGGCACGCTGGGCTTCACGACTGGTTCTGCGCAGTACGTGCCTTGTGTGATTGCTTTGATCTGGTGAATGTACAGGCTGTAGTGGTCGCTTAACACCCTTCTTGTGATGCACGCCCTTGTGGGTAAACAGTTTGCCTTGACTGTCTGACTCGGTTTTCTTGAGACCAGTTGTAGGATCTAGGACTTGGCGATCTGGCTTATAGTATCGAGCACGAATGCGTTGGCGCTTCATTCTCCTAGTGACAGCGACTTGCTCAAAACGTGTCGTACCGTCTGGCCCCATGATGCGACGGCTGTGCATCTCTACGTTGCTCACTCTCGGCTTGCCAATATCGTGCTGTTCGCACTTGCCGTTATCAAAATCTGCCTGACTCCATAAAGCAATCTTTGGTTCGAGCGCAACGATAGGTCCCTGACCGCGCAAACCAGCCTCTCGATTTTGTCGATATTTTTTCTTATCAAAACTCATAAACAGATCTCCTCTCTATTACTATAATACTCTGCTAAATGTAAATGCCAAAGATGCAACACGCTTCGTCTGCTATTCATGTTCTCGAAGATTAAATGATAGTTATACTGAGCATAAGTGCGAATGATCTTATCGAGTTCCCGGCGTTCGCGTGGTAGCATGTCATCTCGACTGCTGAACTCTCGTTTGGGTATAAGCATGTGGTGCTTTTTGAAAATCATGTCGCCCGGGAATCTGTTATTTATTAGCTTCCAATAAAGGTAGTCGATGATTACCTTTTCTCTGTTCAGGGGTACGGTATCGCCATTCTGTTTTGCGGCTTGGTACCTTCGCTCTCCACGAGCGGTACGCATTGACACTGGTAATTCAGGTGTTGCCATTTTGTTTTTTCTCCTTGAGCCTCTGGCCGATAGCCTTAAATTTGTCGTAACCTTTGAGAGATTTATCATCAATAATTGCGTGCAACTCTTCGTCACGTTCAGGTTCGGTAACTTTTTCATTGGGGTCGTACGGCCTTACAGTCTTTGTTTTTTCAAAAACTACGTTGGCAACCGTCGCACAAAAGTCAGCTTGCTTATCATCTTCTGGCTCTTTATTGCCATTCAAGACTTGGTAGATAGCAGCAGCCTTCTCGTAAGGCACTCTCTGGCGCTTGCCGTTGACGAATATTAACTCAGGCATCTTTGCCCCACACCGCCCACACTACGCAACACAGAAGATAGTAAGCTAGGGCCCAGCCAAAACCTTGGGTCGACCAAACGACTAGAATGCCGACGATCATAATTACTAAAAATGAAAGCACGAACAAGAATGACAGCACTGACTCTTTGGTGGGTTTGTCGTATTCGCTATCGCCGTCTGGCTTATACTCCCAACTCATAACCACAAACTTTCGATTTCGTCATCAATAAACTTGGTGATATTCTCTGATTTCTCACGTAATTTCTTTAAGTATTCACCCACTTTTTTATGCTTGCCAGTATATACCAGCTTGATTGACTTGCCGATTTCGTATAGTTTTTCGTCGGCCGTCCACGTGTCGATGCGTATACCCGAAACGTCGTCGAGCACTTGCAATATCTTTTTGTACTTTTCGTTCTCGTCTTTGTAAAATTTTATTTGATGATCGACCGCACCCTTAACGCGACTCTTAAATATATCTTCGGGTATCATTTTGTCCGATATGTTCCTGAACAGAGCCGCAAGAAAGAGGTGATCTATAGGATCTGCGTTGAGTTCCTTGGCCTCTACAATAACCGACATTCCACTGCCGCTAGGGGCTATGAGTCCCCACGTTTTCGGTAATTCCCCTTCTTTAACAAAGTCTTTATCGCCAACAACCAGGTACCAGTAGTCGCAATACTTCGCAAGGTCATCGGCCTTCTGACCGTTCTTGAGTTCGTTCAGCCAATCGGATCGGCTGGCCTTGACTTCAAAACCCATGAGATGCAAACCTCGGCTTGGCCATAGGCTCATTGCCATTGCGTCGGCAGTGCGTGGTGACGCAGACCAGCCCGTACCATTTCGTACCTGCGTAATGAACCCGTAGTTGGGCGCTGAGTACTTAGTGCGTAATCGCTCGAGAATCTCTGCGGTTGTGTAAATCCTTTTCACGATCGTAACTCTTTCGCTTGCTTAAATGCTGTCTGTAACTCCATAAACTCAGCGTCGGTACCCCCCTTATCAGGGTGAACTTTGTGCAGTAGTTTTTTGTAGGCTGCTTCAATTACCTCGATGTCGGCAGTCTCGGAGACCTGCAACACTTCCCACCACGCGCGAGATGTACCAGCACCAACAATTATACTTTCGGGCAATGCCTTGAATCCTCTAAATGCAGCTTCCATTATCTGACCAGTGCCCCAACGCTCGAGACCTCGCAATGCCTGTATGGTCTTTGCGACAGCGTGCAAATTCTCTTCTACGGTGATGTATTTGTCTGAGGGTATGCAGCGTTCTTCGCCGTTCAGCTTGAAGTAAACTGCTACTCCTGTATCTTGAAAACGTCGCTGTCTGTGCGACGGCAAGCCGTCCTGTCGTAACTCCATGTTTGAAGATATGACAACCTCACTAGCCCCAAGACGATCAAGTTCGTCGAGCGTCAGCCGACGTGCCGATGCAACTGTCGGGTTTCTGAACTGTGAGTATTCTGGGTAGTCAGTTCGTGGCCAGCCTACGGGCCACTGCAAAGGGTATGCTTCGGTCATTTTAACCAGCCTTTCTGGTAAATACGTTTGCCAAAAATATATACAGCTATTGTCGGCCCAACACCACGAAAAATAAACAGTGGTTTACGAATACGTATCATGTACTGTTGTTCCGCGAATGCATCGGCTGTCTGAACTGTTGCTACCCTAAAATCTCTCACGACTTAGCCCTCTTTACGGTTGGTTTTGGCGTATCTCTTTCGTGCACTATTCTTTCTTCCCAGAACAAAGTTTTGCAATATTGACATCTATAGGCATACGAACCACCGGGTATTAAAACACTGTCCTCGTCAAGATCTTCTTCATGTCCACGCTGTTTACAAATAGCGTATTCGTTCATTAGCTTTTCTGCTTTTGTCATGCGGCCTTCTTTCCGCGACGACTTATCAACCCACCCTTTCGACCTGCGATACTAGCTAGTTCTCGGTTGGCGTAGAACCCACCAGTCGTACCCTTAGAGCCACCCATAGCACCGATACGAGCATAAAAGTCCTCTCCGTATTTCAGTTTGTTGGTTGCTGCTGCTGATTTTCCGCCCTGTTTTGTCCCTGCCATTTTCAATTTCTCCTTGATTGATTTACTTTAGATAACATAATTACCGGGCCCTTTGCTGATAATTCAACGGCTCGTTTATGTTCATGTTGTAAGTGTTGTTTCTCTTGACCCAATATCATGACAAGATTCTCTAGCAGTTCGGTATAGGTCATGCTCTGGTTGATGTCGTACAGTTTTAATAACGACAGAACGGTCGGATCATTCCTTGCCAGTTCTACTATTTTTGGGTTGACGTTGTTCAACTTGTTCACTTCTTTTTTCCTTTCGGTGGCTTGTAGCCACGCCTAAACTTGCAGTCCTTCTGTTCGCAGTAGCCAAACTGATCTGCGATGTGACCTGCCCGGCAATACTGGGGCTGGTTTTTGACACGCTCGTTTGCTGGTCTAGCACTGCCATAGGTCACAGGGTTTTTCTTAGCCTCTTTAATGATTCGACGATTAGCGGCTTGTTGCTCTCCAATGATTTCTGGTTGGGTTGGTGCGACGGCAGGTAGTCTCAAGTCAGCCAACTCAGCTTTTAGATCGGCAATCTCCACCAGTAAATTGAGCACGTCGGTAAATCGAAGCGTCGCTAGTATCTCTGACTCAGTATGAAACACAACTGTTGGTGCGTGAAATGTCGTAGCACTGTCTGCTGCTTGCTGAAACCACTCTTTAATCTTGACTGTTTCCTGATCCTTGCACTCGATATGTAGGGGAATCTCATTATAGAAATCGCTCATGTCAGCCTTGTTAAACCCTGCGCCGCTACGACTGTCACGCGATACCCGGGCATTCAGCTTGCTACGGATCATCTTTGCTACAAGCAGTTCAAACGCTCTGCCCTTTTGACTTGATATACTCATCGTCCGATCTCCCTGCCGTCAATCTTCGCACTCTTTTTAGATACTGGTGCATAGAAGTGATAGCTTTTACAGTTCGGGTGAAATAGTGGGTGCTCAAATTTTCGCTCACAGTAGTCACAATATTTGCAGTTTGCAAGTATGCCAATAAGTATTTTCGCTGGATCTTCTGCGGTATAATCATGCTCAACATCACGCACTCGATTGTACGGGTGATCGAATGTGTTGCAGTGCCACCGACGAAATGCTAATCTAATTTTTTTCATCTTGATCCTTTAATATTTTTTGTAACTTTCTGGTGGTGCGTGACTTAAATATGCGTAGCCTTTTCTTTGGGTGTGGCTCAACGCAATCGTGGTAGTAAAAATACTCGAAGCCATGCATGTTTTCACGAGTTGCCCTGAAACAGTCAGTCAACGGCAACCGACACATATACCACCAGTACCAAACCCTGCCACGCTCTCGCCAGTATAGTTTTAAGTTACTCATCTCGGTGCGTACAGCTTCCGTCGTTACAATCATGGTGCATAAAACAGGTGCTCTGCCCGTCGTCGTTGCCAGGAATTAAACACTGACAACGCTTCGGTCGATGATCGATGTTGAGTTGCTTATCAGAAAACTCGGTATACCGACCCTTCGCTCGGTTTATCAAGAATACGTCCTCGATCTCACCCTCGTTATTTTCAACGGCCTTGCCGACCTCTTCAATCGCTGCCGTAGCGCCAGCCTCATAAGCCATACGCATCAATGCATCGTACTCAATTACTGGGTGTACTTGTGGTTTGTTCATATAAATTGCCTCTTAACTGGTTCAACTGGCAGATCAAATAATCTAGTATTCTCTGCTGGTTCTGGTTCGGCTACTGGCTTGCGACCAATCATTTCGCCGGACTCTTCGTCAAAATACTCAAACGTGGTGGTAAGATAATCAGCGCCTTTTAGTATGTCGATCATGCCGACCTTGCTATCTGACTTCTCACCAGTTAAATGATTCTCCTGAACCATGACCCACTTGGGTAGGCGCAACTCGCCTCGCAGAAATTGCCAGCCAAACCTGGTGACAAGCCAGTGCCCTTTAACGATCTTCTTAGTTCGCGGATCTCGCACCTTGGCTATCAAGGCGTGGTAGCGCAGGGCCCCGAAGTTGCCGTATGCACTCTGGCCGAACTGTATTAGATCTAACTCTTTTTTCATGAAATCGTTAACACCTGTCTCTATAACCTTGTTCGCAGCAGCACGCAACATCTTGACCTTACGCTGGTCAATGCTCTCTTTGTGAGCGTCCTGGACGACGTGGGGCTTATTACAATGGCTACAAAGGTGTGCGCTCATAATGTTCTAGCAGTCCTTACTTGGCGAGTTTCGATTTTACAACCAGCAGGTATAGTCCCGTTCTCGCGCCAAAATGATTTAATAGCTGACATGTCCGGCACCTTAAACTCTTCTGGTAACAGCGTCTTGTCGACGACCACTAACTCGTGTATCTGCCGGGTGCTGGCAGTGCCTTTATTGGTGACGACTGGTTGCACAGTTTCAAGTTTTCCAGCTTTGTCGGTCGCCTCGGCAAGACCTTCGGCTGCTTCCGCTTGGGCTTCTTCTTGAGTAATCTTACCTTCGGCTGCTTTTTTCTCAGCAGCAATACGCTTTTTCTCGGCGATCTCTTCTAGTTTACGAGCCTCTTCTTGGCGTTCGCGTTCGATCTTCTGTTCCCATGATGTCATCGCCCGGTCAATTACAGTTTCTGCTTGCGCAAATTTAGCTTCAATCGGTCGAGATATTGCAAACACTTTGTTGCGTAATTCGTTGATAGGATCTAGCCAGGACTTTTTACCAACAAGAAAATCTTTTTTCATTTTCTTGACTTCAATAAGTTTTTTAGCCGCTTTGTCATAGTCGGCTTGACTAGTAATTTCAATTTCGTTCGCAATCTTAACTGCCTTGGTTAGCTGTGCTTTAACAACGCCAAGTTCTTTTTTATTAACAGCTTCCGCTATCATGTCTCCGCCTCTCCTTAGTTGACATTAGCAGTATACACCCTTCGTTAAACCGAGTCAAGTGCCTTTATATTTCGGTTAATTACCTCTAGCCGAGTAGCTGAAACGGCAGCCGCATCACACCAATGCTGCATCAAATGTATTTTGTTTTTATCATAGTCATTCTTTACTTGGTGCGCAGCGATATGAAAGATCTCGACCTTATCAAACTTGAATGTCGTGTATGCTTGTATGGTTTTGAACTGTGGCAGATCCTGATATTTGGTATTGTTGGGCGACAGCACGCCCTTAATGATTCGCACGCAAGTTTTATTATCGGTATAGATCCGCAGGTGCTCGTAGGTTTTGTTCTGGTCTAACTCTTCGCCGACTAAAATGAGTGCGTTGGCTATGGCTGTTAGCTCGGCAACACTGGTGCTAGGATCGAACGCCTGAAAGACCCCACTTTTTTGTATTACCTTACCCTCAACATCAATATAAATACCATAGCCAGATACCTTTTCAGTAGATCGTACGCTGGCATCGGTGACAACGACTATCATAGAGCAACCTTTTTGTATGCCTCTTCTGCTTGCTTGACTCTCAGTGAGCGCTCTTTGAGCCATTGCGGTACAAGTGCCAGGTCTGCAAGATTAACCTCACGAATCAAATGCTGGTAGCCAACAATGGCGGTGCCCTCGCGATTCCACATCTCGCACAGGTGCACCAGTTTTTTAATACGAATACCATGTAGTTGTAACAGGTAGGCGTAAACTTTTAGTTGCCAATCATTCAAGAACTTAGCGGCTGGGTCGACAACTTTCTTGTAGTCGATAACTGCACAGTCGTCAATCGATACACTGTCTGGTCTAAAGTGAATGAGCACACCTTTAAATATTTCTACTGAGAAGTCTTGCTCAACATAGGCAACCTTGGCCCGGTAGATATGCTTGAAGTCGTCCGGGGTGTAGCCAGTTTCCATACTCTCGTTCTGCCAGCGCTCGTGCCGCTTAATGCCGAGGTCGGTTTCTTTATTGCTAAACCTTGGGGCTATGCCATGCCTCTCGGCGACAACCCGTGATGCACCCTTAGATGTACCACAACGCACGAGCGAACTATAGTTGACGTGCAGGTTGCCGTCATTTTTTATATCGTACTTCATGCTAGTAGAGTTTTTGGGCTGGTTGTCCGGCGTTAGGTTTCGGTGTTGCAGTTGCTTTGGCAGCAGGTTCGTCGTCGATTGTGATGCGATTTTTATCACGCTCAGAGAGTGCTTTATCTATCTTTTCATCAGCACTAACGTCGTCGGCGGACCCGTAAAGTTCATTGTCCAGCTTATCAATTTCTTTAACCTCATCGTAGAAATGTCGCTTACAAGCACGCTTCATAACTGACTTGAGCCAAAACTCAGACTCCCACTTGTCCCAAAGAAAACTTTGCTTGCTAGCTTTTCTCATCTCTTCGTAATCACGCTTGTTCAGCGCTTCAAAATAGTCGTTACTGCCTATGCGTATCAGTACGTAGGCACCCTCAATATCGGTATTTTCAAACGGATTGCCAATCTCGTGAGTGTACTTAACCCGACCAGTATCTTTGCCGACCTTAAAAGTGTCGCCTTGGCGTACTAGCTGAATATCAAACCGAGCATTTGGGTAGCTCTGGCGCACCTTATTTTTATAGCCATGATAGGTAACCATTGCCATTGCCCGACCAGTGATAACAACGTTCACGCCGTCAATCACTAGCCCTAGATTCCAGTACTTAACAAATAAAACGTACAACATATCGTCTGAATTATTGGTTACTGGTTTTTTATCTTTGCCTTGTTCTTTTTGCTTCTCGCCCATTACGTAAGCTAAGAATCTATTGATGTCGTCAACAGGTACTCTCTTTTTTTTCAGCTTCTCTCTTAATGGTAGGTTGTCAAACTCTGGTCGATCCGCAGTTGATGATATATTATCTACTGCTGAATCATCAGCATTATCGTGCATGTCGTTCACTCCTTTACATAACCTTTTTAGTGTACACCCTTCGTTAACTCAAGTCAAGTCTATGTTAAAATTCTATGGTGCCGACCCTCTAGGACTGTCTCCGCAGACTCTCTTGGGTCGGCCGTTTTCTTTAGCCTGTAGATTACGTTTTTTTGCTATACGTAATTTGTATGTAGTTAAAACCCTTTCCTTGTTTTCAGAGCATAGCGGTAAGTAGGTGGTCTGTTTTTAATAGCGCAAAAATTATTAAAGTACGAGGGTATAGCAAACAGCCCAGTCACTCTGGTTTTGTTTCAACGAGAGCAGATGCACCTACTCCCTTCACCCCTTTCCCCGTCCCCGTCGCATGAGCGTACAAGTTTCGGCTTACCCGGCATTTATGGCACCCGAGTTTTAAGGTCTCGCCTTGACAAAAGATTTACGGTTTGCTAAGATAAAAACCTATGACGAACCAGCCCCTAACAGGGGCTTTTTCTTTTGCCCTATTTGAACTATGACGAACAAATAGAGTATTATCGTACGCCAAAGTTATTAAAATTGCAAGCTGGTTGTGCATAAATATGTGATGAAACTGTGGGTAAAGTGATAATATTAGGTTGAGTCTCGGCTAGCACATTAACCAGTATAATTTGTTAAAGTGTCCATAAAGCACTTCCCAAAACTCCACCTCACACAAAGTCTCTCAAACGAATGTTTGAACGTAAAACAAAGACCTAGACACCCCGTACCGAGAACGGGGTGTCTTTAATTACCTACAAAGATGTTGGTCGAGCTATTGCACCACCTACTTCGCCTGGCTGTAGCTGTTGCTGTATAGCACCATGAAAATTATTATGTATAAATCTCGTCATTAGCTGGTCGGCCTCTTCGTGATTTAGCGTCCCTGCGTCCACCTCGCGCCCCAGGACGGCTTCAAAGTTACCAAGTAGTTCATTGTCTGGGTCTGGCGCTAAAGCCGCATCTATGGCAAATACGACGGCATCTACGTGTCGCACAGGACCAGTCGGTCGGGTTCTTTTTGCGTCACGCGCTTCTACAATAACTTTCGCCTTCGGTGCTAGATCTGGTAGGTGACGTTCCATACCTATAGTTATACACCCGTACAGTTCGCTTGCAAAACAAAAACACCACATGCCGGAATAGTGGTGTTTTCTGATGACCAAAGATCCCTGCCGTTTCTACATACGTTTGCAACCGCACAGCTATGAAACCTCAGATCACTAGACCCAAGTTATGCCAAGGTCAACAATTAGTCAAGCTAATTTTTTACGCGGTCGACTGTTTCAATTTTATTGAGCTGTAACCTCTTGTAGAACGCTGCCGATACGAACAAAATACCGAGCGCCATAACTCCAAAGTGCCATGCCTCACTTAGTATCAGGTTAATCTCAACCAGGTAGATACTAATAAATGTTGCTACCAAAGACAGTACGGCTGCTGTGGTGCGAGGGTATTTAGATGCTGGGACTGCGATGCGTGAGTCCTTTAAGAACTCAGTGATGTAAGCCACCCCTGCGCCACTCACATATACTGCTGCAAAAAACTGTACGAACGGCGTTAGTGCTGCTCTGATTGCTTGTACGTCTGTCATAATTCTCCTTACTTATTATCGCTTGGGTTAACCCATGAACCGGGCGTACCCTTTTTACTTGTTACATTGACCATACCATTTGCTTTATTGAACACGTGGTAGTTGCCGGGCCTAACTGTAACCTTGGCATTCTTACGATTCTTTGCATCGACAGAATTGACATAACCTTTGACATTGCGCTTAATGCGATATGTGTTCGTTGGCGGTTTTGGTGCTGGTGCTGAGACCTTATTGTCACCAGGGTTGATCCATGCCCCTGGGTGCCCTGGGCTGGTAGTGACATTTATCATACCGTCTGCGCGGTTGAAGATAGCATACTCGCGCTTGCGAACAGTGCCTTGGCGATTCTTTCTAGCCTTGGCATCAGCAGATGTATAGTATGCTGGTATATCTTTAACGACTGGGTAGTGTTCGTTGACTGGTTTTGCTGGCTTTGGTTTGCTGGCTGGTGGTTTAGGCGTTGACTTACGACGCAATAGTCCAGCTACACGACTGCGATCTACGTAGCGTTTGCGAATAGCGTTGCCACCCTGCCCGTCGCCAGACCCTGTGCTACCGTTTTGCTCAAGTATCTCAACTTGTTTTGAGTTAATCTTGCCCGTAGCGACACCAATATGACCAAACACGTTGCCCTTGTTCCCATGCAAAACAACGATGTCGCCTTGCTTCGCCGCACTGCCTTTAACTTTTGAGAAGTAATCTAAGAGCTTAGAGGTCGGCTTGTTCCAATAGTCAATAGCATTGCCCCAAACACCAGAAGATATTGAATGCACATCACGCAGATATTGCAGGATCAGATCAACGCACTGATAATTGAAAACTTTGTCGGGGTTATAGCGCTTATCAGCGATTGCCTTCTTTTCAAAACTCGGGTAATTCATAACCCTATTATATCACTAGATGCAACCCACTACTTTACCAAGGGTGTTAAAGATTCCGTCACCATTCCCAACACATGCTAGATAGCTAGTATCTTCATTGGTAGAGCCACCATTGTCGTTGTCGGTACCGACACCATTGTCGGTATCAGAACCACCTTTGTTATTATCATTTGCAGGTATTGACGAAGATGATTGATTTCTGGTGTTGGGTGTGCTTGAGCCAGACTGATTACTTTGGCTCTCAGCGATTGCGTGTATCTCATCAGCTTGGCACTTTGATAGGTCAGGGTCCGTGATCGGCAAACCGTTGCGCGTGTACCTTGCAAATAGCTTGGCAATGCAGTCAATATGATCTTGATTCTCTTGCGATAGTTTTTGATTCTGTTCAGCAATATCTTTGGCTTGGTCGGCCACTACGGTTACTTGCTCTAACAAGACTTGGTTCTGTTCTGATAACTGACGTGTACGCTCTGAGTCTCGGTTACTCTGTGCATTCAATCTAATAACGTAAAAGAAAGTTACGATAGTCAACATAAGTGCCACCGCCTTTATAATGCTAGCCGCCTTGTTGGTATTGATTCTTCGTAATTTTCTCATGTTACTTTACTGCTGTAAATGCTGCTGCGAGTGCAGCTATGGCTAAGACTAAATAGCCGATTGCTTTTAATAACTCCTTATTAACCGCGACTGTGTTATCGCTGTCCTTAGTATACTCCCTTTGCGCAACGTCTGGGTGTTCACGCTTGTATTTCTCGATAGCTTTTTCGGCTGCTCGGCGTTCAAGTTTTTCTTCTTCAAGAATTTTGATACGACCATGATGATTTTCTAACCGCTTCTCTACGCCCCCCAATGAACGATTGACTGCGGCGAACTGCTGGACATTATCAGATTTCAGCCCTTCAATAAGTGTGCTTACATGCTTAAACTGATCGGTTGCTGTCTTTGGCTTGCTTGGTTTTTTATCTGCCATATCATATTAAATTTTACGCTGGTACGAGCCTTACTAAATGTCCCGAGAAACGACCAGTCGTGTTTACGGCATCGTCTGACCATACCCACATTTCTACATAATCACCTTCGTCAAGCAATACGTCCTCAACCGCAACAGTAGTACGTGCGCCAGAGGCAGTGTCGGTGCTTATGTCAACACCCCGGTATAGGCCGTCATCAACACCATTTATTCTAAGCGCTGAGATCATTCGTTCCGAAGCGGA